GAAACTGATGATGAACCGCTGGCGTTCTTACGCCCGACGCCTGTAGCTGCGCCAGCGCCGGTGACAGTTGACGCGCCAGATACCGCAGTCGCGGCAGCTCCCCCAGCGACCGAGCGCCGCCGCCGATCATAGGGCCGGCGGTAGTACCACACGGCGGTCTAGCCGAACTCGCCCAAGAGCAGCGTCCCGTCACCTGTGATCGAATCAACTGGCGCAGCTTCCAGACGCACAACAATTCGCGTCTTGCCTTGAGTGCAATCAGGCTCCGAGCCGGGAATATCCCAGCGGTGATAAAGCCCGGAGCGGATATTGAAGTCGTCAGCGTGCAGAATCTCAGTCGTGCCAGCGCCGACGACTGCCTTGGTGGTGTCGTTACATCGAGCCGTGAACCCCGCGGCCGTGTTCGTGCCCTTAACCGGTTGTGGCGTCGGACTGGTCCCGACGCTACCCACGGTCGCGAGCCCTCGGATCACAGACCAGCGCAGGTTTTCGTCCTGAGCATCACCGAAGTCGGTGTGCTGGCCAAAGTGAACCGCAAGCAGTTCGACGGGCTTGTCGTCAGCTGGCGCGATCATAAAAAGGTCTTGAGATGCCGTGATTGCCACGGCTTGAAACACGACGGTGTAGAGCCGCGGGGCATTCACGTTCGGGTCTCCTTTCGATTACATAGCGGCCAAGACAGGACTACGTCTGCGAGCTGGCGATTCTGGGACCGCGCCGAGGCCTGGCACCCATTCCACGACTAGGCCCATTGCGTTGACGATTGCGTGACGGGTGATGTTGGTGCGCTTGGCTATCCGTAGGGTCGTGCCCGTTCCGAGCGTCACCGAAGGCGCGTAGTAGATGGGTCCAACTGCCCGCTGCCAAGTCGATTCAGCTGCGGACGCGATAGCCCCGCCGTCAAAGGTTGTGAGAGGCGTTTCAATTCCACCCTCTGCCGGATTGTTGGTGAGCTTTAGACCACCCGCCGTATCCGTGGCACTGTTCGATCCCGTGACCAGCATCTGCTGAATCAGCGTAAGTTGATCGTTTGGAGCAACGCCAAGGGCTGTATAGGTTTCGGTGACGAAACTAGCCTCGAAGGCCGTGTCACCCTCCGCTCCCGAGGCTCCCGAGGCGCGACAATGAATCGCCTGAGTGCCCGCCGAATACAAAGTAGCGGAAGAGTCGTAACCCGCTGCCGGTACATTGTCGATCTCAGAAAAACGGGCCGCGTTACCGCTGCTGCGCTCCCACTGTGCCCCCGGGGTTGGGTTAGAAACCGGAAAAGCGATGTCTGTCTTGCCCGGCCCCGGCCAGGAGTTTTGACTGGCCCCGGTGTCGTCGTTTAGCGCGTAGTCGTCTATGTATGCGACGAGGCTCGAAGAAGTGGTCAGCGCCCCGACGAAAAGCGTTTGAGGGACCTGCGCACCTCGATCGCTGTAATCAGAAGCCACCGACACCGAGGGACCGTCCCCGGTCGCAAGGCGAAGCTCCATCCCATCGACCGCGCCTCCGGTTCCAGCCTTGGAATGAAACTCGATCCGATACCAAACACCCGTTGAGAGGGCTGGCGAATCCGACCCAACCTGCGTTGGAGCAGACGTATCAAAGAACAGTTGCAGCTTGCCCGTCGTCGTCACAACCACATGCGGACGCTGTCCGTTTCCGAACGTCATTAGGCGAACGTCTGACCCCGTAGGGAAGGCCGCGAAGTTGATGTAGGCGCGCTGCCAGTAACCAACGTCGAGCGACCCAACCAAAAGGATACTCATGCTGCCCGTTGCTGCGGTGGGGTTGACCTTAAAAGATGCCGCTCCGCTGCGAACGGTGCCGGTTTCGTATGCAACCGTTCCCGCTACGGTGATCCCGTCTGCGGTGTCGTCTTGCCACTCGAACGGGACGGTTATCAGGCGAGCCATTACGCCTCTAAGTCAGGGTGTTCATCCCCCAACGGGCGTTCGTAGCAAAACCCGATGGGCGCGCTGCCGAGTTGCAACGCGACCACGGCGGGAACGCCGTCAGGCCACTCGCGGATGATCTCTACTTCTTCATCGGTAAAGCTCATTGGAGATTACGAGCCGCCAGAAGCCAGCAAGTCGAGATCAGCGTCGGTCAGGGTGACTTCTTCGATGTCACATGAACTGCAACGAAACAACTGTGCAAGGTCAGACTGTCGGCAGCCTTCTCCGCAGAGCCGGACCATCTGCTCTCGTTCTGGACTATCGAGTGACCGAACCGGGGTAGTCATTAGGAACCGCCTGATGCGAGTAGATCCAAGTCTGCATCTGTGAGCGTATACGTCCCTTGGCCCGAAAAACTCTCCTGGGTCAGATCGTCGAGGGCCTGTAGCGTGCCAGCCGTCGATGCCGAGTGATAGCCGACGTAATCGACAACGCCGCCAGCCGGTATGTCGAACACCGCGCCGTTGGTTGAGTCGTCCATCGTGCCATCAGCTGCCGCGTTAAACGCGATCACTTGGCGTGCATATGCCGGTGAGCCGCCGGAGATCTCTGTGAGTTTGTTGAACGTGCCCGCGGTGACATCTGTGCCGTGATCGACGGCCGCGCCGCCGGACGTGTGCGCCACCTGAAAGTTGTTGCCCGATACGCCGACGACATAGTACGGGCGGCCAGCGACAAGCGCCGTGCCACCTGTCAACGCGGACAGCAAGATCAAGTCGCCGTTCGCCAGGCCGTGACCTACCTTCGTGAACGTGTCGGTTGACGTAACCGACGTTAAGCCGGTGACGTTCGCACCCTTGGTGAATAGGCCGACATGCGTTATCTGCGTGGCCGGGTTTGTGCCCTTGATCGCGTTGAGCATCAAGTTCCGGCCCGAGATTGTGAATACGCCCATTGGTTACTTGCCTCCTGGTTTTAGGCGCGCAACTCTGCGGCCGTCTTAAAAAATTGCTCTAGCGAAAGAAAAGCGGGGGCCACGTGACCGCGGACCCCCGCCGGGGTGCTTCACCACCCGCGCCGCCTACGGCGCAGTTTGTGCATCGACGATCTCAGTGAGACCGTCGATGACTTCTTGGCGCGGGTTGCCGCCGGTGGCGGCTGACTCGGCTTCGAGCAAACGCGCGGCCAGCTCACCGTCGCTGCCAGCAGCCAGTACGACAGCGTCAACTGTCGGGCCATCGGTCTTGATCCACTCGACGAACTGCTCGTCGCTCGCCGAGGCGAGATCGAGGTCGCCCGAAGCGACGGGCGGCTCGACCACCTCTTCCGGCTCAGCCGCAACGGTCTCGGGATTGCGGCCAGCCGCAATTGCTTCGCGGCGGGCGTTGTCCTTTGACAGCTGCGCCTTTGTGATGATCTTGCCGCGGCTCTCGAGCAGCTTGCGATCCTCAGCGTCGATACCCGCTGGGATCTCGTCGCCCCTTGAGAGCCGCACCCGCTCGCCTTTGGCGGTGATAACCGCCGCCAGCGAGCCGAGCACTTTCTTAGAGCGCCCGCTCATGCACCGATGTCCATTGCAAGGACCGCCGACGCGTCGATCGCGACGAACACCGGAGTTGCCTCCAGGGTGTTGACGTCGGTCTTACGAGGTCCCTCTCGGGTGTACTCGTTGTCGAGCGGCTTCTCGAACGCAATCACGCCGACCTGCTTGGACTTGGCGAAGATCGCCTGACCCTCAGTGACCTGCGGCGAAACGCGGAGGCGCAGGTTGTAGCGGCCCAGGATCTTGTCGAGCTGCTCGCCGGGATAGATGATGTCGAGCGCCAGCGCGTCGTCCTGGTGCAAAAGCAGCAGGTCCGGGCGCACCCCAGCCTTGTCGGCGATGAACTGGTTGATCGCCTTACCGAAGTCAGCCTGCGGCAAGGTAGCCGGGTCGATGTCGACGAGGCCGCTGGCGTGAGCTGCCTGCCAGTTGACGCCGTCGATCTCGCGTCCCGTTGCGGTGATGAAGTCCGTCAGCGTCTGGACGGCGCGGGTCTGGATCGTGTCCGCGAACGAGTTGGCCGTGCGGCGAAACGCGTTCTGGACTTCCCAGACCTGGTTGCGCCGACGGGTCTCATCGTGAACCTCGATCGAGCCTGACAGCGACTCGGGACGGGCGATCTTCGGCCCGTGCCGTCCGATGCCAAGGCGCGGTGCCTCGGAGCCCGGCGCGCGCGGCGCAAGGCCCTGGCCTGCCGCGAGGAAATGATCCTCGGGGAACGATTCGGTGTACTCGATCGCTCCACCCTCGACCGTAAAGCCCGGAGTCGAGAAAATCTCCTCGGCGAAGTAGCCCTCATTGTCTGCGACGAGGTTGCGAACGATCTCGGGAATTACAGTGTGCGGCTTGGTCAGCGAATCAACCGTGATCCGCGTCCCACTAACGCTCGGTCCAAGGACCGGCGAAGTGACTTGGCTAGGCAGTGTGTCCGGCATTTTCTAGTTCTCCTGTTCCTCGACCTAGAACAGGTCGACTTCGATGATGTCGTCGGCACCGTCACACGTCATGAGGGCCTGGCCGAGCGCATGAGCGCTCCCTGCTTCACCTGGGTCTGTGCCACCCGTGAGATTCGTAGCTGCGACCGCAGCAACAACGCCGGCACCTGACGAGGCACCCTTGTTGGCAACAGAAACCAGCGAGTTTGCAGCTGCACTTGCAGCGATCGCCGCGGCAACCAGAGTCGCCGTCGAGGTGATTGCGCCACCGCCATTGGTCTCCAGGTTTACGACGATGTCGTTCCCGTTGACCGTCACTGAAAGCGCCTGCGAGTTGCCAGCAGGGTCTTTGAGCTGCACGGAGATTCCGTTACCGGCGAATCCCGCATCACGCGCCGTGTACGTCAGCGCGTTGTTAGACCCTACGACGCCCGTGTCGAGCGCAGCCGCCGTGGCGTCTGCGGTACTCGAACCAGACAGCGTTACTGCGCGGCCGGTGGAGTCTGACTTGACGATGTCGCCAGCGGTAACCGCTGCACCGGAGACAACACGAGCGACCGCGCCCCGGCGTACGACGTTGACACGCCGCTCGACCGAGGTTGCGGGCTCGGTGGCCGCGGCAGAGTCGTACTCAGCAACCCCGAAGGCTTGCGCCCCGGCTGTGCAATGACCGACCTTGTAGTCGCCGTGGGTCGTCTTGTCGCCAAGGATCTTGACGAAGTGACCACCGACTACGGCGGTGTCTGCGAACCCTGGGACGTTGCTCCCAGGCTTGAAGCGTGCGATCTGTTCCGACATGGCTTTACGCCTCCTTACCGGCCGGCGTCGGAACGCCGAACGAGGTCATGATCTCAGTCATTGGTACGGACCCCGCCTCGGTGTCTCGGCTGTCGCCAAGCTCGGTGACGGGTACGACGCCGGGGGTCAGATCGGCGATGAATTTGCGCGTGTCTGTCTCGACCTGGCCGCCCTGCTTTAGCTGCGTCAGGTAGGACGCCTTGGCCGCGGGCGGGATCTTCCCGTCAGAGACCGCGGTGCTTACAAGCTGCTCGCGCTCTGCGTCGAGCTGGGCAGTGCGGGCCTCGCGGCCGGCGGCTGCGTCAGCTTGAAGCTGGGCCATCGCCTCGGGCGCGACCGTTGCCGCTTCCGGAGTCTCCGGCGTCGTTGCCGGGGTTTCCTCTTCGGTGGTCTCTTCCTCCGGCGTCTCGGCGGGAGTTTCCTCAGCCGGCGTTTCCGGCGTGGCCGGGGTCTCCGGAGTTGCTGGTACCTCGGGTGTTTCGGCCACTGTGGCCTCCTCGGTTAGGGGCCGCGAGGCGGCCGTGTTTTGATCCTTCGCCGGCTTCTTCGGCCGGGCAAGATTTGTAACCAAGACCTTCTGGCCTTGGTAGATGGGTGCTGCTGTTGCTACGTCGATGAACTCCTCGCGCACCTTGATCGGCGCATCGAAGGTCACCGTGTCTTTGCCGTCTGTCGAGAAAGGCACGCGGTAGAGCCCGCCCTCGTCGTCGTCGGCGATGATCTCGCCAGGATCGACGCGTACGTCGCGCGCCCACCACCAGTACGGATCGAAGTCCTCGCTGATGTTCTCTGGGTCTTGGCACCATTCCCAGTTGAACTCGCGCCTGATCTTGTCGATCGACACGCTGGTATCGGCGCTGGGTGGAATGCGGTTTACGTCGTTGCCCAAAGCTGTCTCCTCTTCTCGGGCCGCGACCGCCTCGGGGCCGTCGGTCAGTAGCAAAGTCAAATCCTCGAGGTCGCCGATCGCCGGGAGATCAACACCAAGTACCGCCATCGCGGTCATGACCAGCGTGTAGCGCTTGCCGCCCGCCGTCTCAACGTCATAGACCCACTCGCCTGAGCGGTTCGGGTAGTTCGACGGCAGCCCCTCGGCAAGCCATACCGGCACGTCGATGAAGTCGCCCACGAGCACCGCGCCGTTGTTCTCAGTGCGCAGGTTCACCACTTTTCCGAACACCGGTTCGGAGCCTTCGACAGCAGCGAACGGTGAGACGCGGCCGCCGTCGTTGTTGACTGGGTCGTTGACCGGTGAGCTGTGGCTGATCTTGATCCGCGGAGTGCAGATCAGCGAGTCCTCATTCGCCGCGGTGATTACGTCTTGAATGTGCTCGACGGTCATGGTGAACGGGCCGCTTGCTGCCGGCCATTCCATGCCCGCCGATCCAAGCTCGATGCCTTCGAGGTACTCAAAGCCATCGTCTAGGTAGCTGACGAACTCCATCTGTCAGACCTCGCGCCAGGTGCCGCGCTCGAGGAAGCCGTGCCAGCCGTCACTGTGATCGCCGCCGTGTACGCGCTTGTCGCTGATCGAGGCCGCGATCGTGAGCGTGCCGTCGTCCTCCTCGATAAATGTGTGCGGCGGTGAAGTGACATGACACAAAGCCCCGTTTGGCTTGCGCATGAACACGGCTGGCTTCGCGCCGGCGTATCCCCAGACCGGCCCGCAGTAATCGCCTGGCCTTAACTCGTAGGTCTGATCGTCCTTCATGCGCGGCCCGCGCTCAGTGTCAACCAGCGCGATGCGCCGACCTTGCAGCGTGTCGCCGGCGGCCATCGCTACGCCTCAAAGTTCGCGACCACGGTGCCGCGACAGCGGTCGAGTCCAAGGCAATCGACGTAACCGCCGGTCGGGTACTCCGCGTTCGCAGCGTCGAGCGTGTCGAAGTTCGTCCCGTCGATCGCCGAGCAGTTCTCACACGTGTTTGTGTCGAGCAGCTCGGAGCTGTAGTAGCTCGCGCTCTTCGCCTCTTCCTCAGCGACCTTAAAAGTCTCTGCGCGCCCGTAGTTTTGCGCGCTGGTCACGGCGCCGCCGAGCCGGTCGGACAGGTAGGAAGTCGAAAGTGATTCGAGGTGATCGCGCACGCTGCCTGCGATGGCCTCGTTGTCGAGCGCGCCGCCGGCGAGGCGCACCGCCTCTCGGCCGCCGGTCTCTGAAATCGAGCGGGCTAGCAGCGTGTCGATCGCCGATGCCCGGGCCTCGAGCACTTGATCGACGGCTTCAGGTAGCGCCGGAGTCGCGATCTTGACGCCTTGAGCTACAGCCTCGGCGCGCGCCTGTGCGGCGCCGTCGCGGGCTGCGTTCTTCATTGCTTCTGCAAGTTTTTCCTGGCCGACCGCCGTCGCGCGGACCTCGGCCAGCTCTTCAAGGCTCGATGCTGCCTGCACCTGGGCGGTTAGCTCCTCGACCTCGGCCGCGGTGACATCTTCCCAATCGCCCAGCAAACCGTCGAGTGTTGAGCGCCACTGCGCGTCCATCGCCTCGAAGTCAGCAGCTGAGGTGACCTCGTGCTCGAGCAGCTCGCGCCGGAAAGTCGTCGGCTGGGCGAGCGCGGTGCGAACCTCGGTGAAGAACTTGGTGCCGGTCCTGGCCTTGCGGCGCGTTGCGACCGGAGCGCCGATTGGAGTGGGAGGGGCATTCGGCGCGGCGTTCGGGGCGCCGCTGGCTTTCGGCAAGCTGTAGCGCTGGCGCAGGTAGGTGCGAAGCTCCTCGTCAACGACGATCAGGCCCTTTTCGACCGCCGTCGCCATGTCGGCTAGTGCAAGTTCTTCAGGCCCAGGGTCAAAGTCGATCGACGGTGCCGGTTCTTCAG